CTAATTCAGCAACTTCATTTTCCTTTTTAACACATAATTTTGATAAGATTCTTCTTTCTCTTCTGCTTTAGTTTTTTTCTTTCGTGCAGTCTCTTTAGGTTCTTTCTCCCTTAATACTTCCCTTATTATTTGGGATGGATTTAGCTTTCTAAAATCATCAATCAATTGGTAAATATTCAAATCTTTTGGAAATGTTGACCGACTATATTTGATTTTATACACTTTGATTGCTTCCTCAATTGCGTTGAACATATCGACTATCTCATCATGTTCAACCTCAACAGTAGTTTTTACTGCTGTCCTTTTCCCTTCCTTTATCACTTTATTTAAAGCTTTTTGAAGCTTTGAAACGTTCGACGTTGAACAATCTATATTATATATCTTACTTACGGCTGTAAGCCTAGATACTGTCAAATATTCAAGGTTAGTTATTAATTCAATCTCCGTCATTTTAGTTCCAATTTATATTGTTCAACAAATCATTCTTTCTCATTATTTGACGGTTAATCAAAACCAACATATCAAACAATTCTAGGTAAGTTTTACCATCTAATTGTGATGGCACTATTATGTTATATCTGCTGCATACCCTAACTATTAGTGTCTGCAATCCTTCCCTTGTTTTTAGCTTCATATAACAAAGGTTGGGGTATCAAGTGATATATACAATAGAGATTTTTATACTAATTAATATAAACTTAAAAAGCTAATAATGAGATAATTAATTTTTTGAAAAGATGAAAATATTTTTGAAACTGGTTACTTTGTAACAAAGGTTAATTGTTTATATTATCTTTGTGAATTTGTTAACCGAAATACCTTTCAAATGATTAAAGAGATATTTAAACTCCTTAAAGGCTTTAAAAAAAATCAAGAAAATCTCGCTCTTGTAACTGTTGCTCTTTTTATAGTCGTAATGATTATTATAGTCGTTTCAACTTTAACATCGTTATTACCTGATAACTTGAAATTTAATGTAGAGATTTACGGAACGGTTTCAGACTGGATAATTGTTATTGTTACTATAGTAACCGCTGTTTTTGTTTATAAAACTCTTACTTCTCAACAAAAGGTTCAGTTTGACCAAGAAAGGATGAACTTGCTTACCTCAGTTGAAATCCGCAATAATTATAAAGCAGAAATAGAACTTTTAAATCCTCAAATCGAGGAAACATTAGGATTTTTTACCAATATATGGATATTTAAAATTAAAGGTAATGATGCTTTAAATATCCAAGTTCTCACAAATACTTCTCATACTATAGAAAATTTTGGTGCTACTACCATTTTTGACGACAATAGATTCTTATCTAAAATATCTATGATATCGGCTAATAATGATTTAAGTTTGGTGGTAAATGATAAAGAAAGAATTAGTTATATCATGAATTTGACTAAAGAAAATTCTGAAAATAAGTATTATGATTGGCTATCATTCGACATAACCTATCACGATAATTTCAAATTCAAATATGGGAAAAGGTTTTTAATATCATTTAACCCTCATAATGAACATTTAAACATCACTACATCAAATACAGAATTCTTTAATTAATTGTTTGGCTCCCTATTCTTCAACCAAGTACCTAAATACCCCTTTAGCTTATCAACGATTTGCACACCTGTGTATCTCTCAACCGTTGCAACAATACCGAGCAACTCCGCAATGATGGGAATAGCAATGACCATTTTAAATAGCTCAAAAGCTTCTTTTATTAGGTGCATTTGAACACTATTGACAGTAATAACAAGTACTGAATACATAATCAATTTGATTATAAAAGGCTTAGTAACATCCCACACTTTTGTTGTCAGCTTATCGCCTTTGAAAAACCATACGGCCAAATCCATTAAGTAATCAATAGATACCAAGAAGATAAGTAAAATATACAATTCATATATTGGAGCAAAAAAGGCAGATATGAAAAATATTAATTTACTTATTATCGAAGAGGTGAAAAAAGAGTTAATAACCTCTTTCATGATTTTCAATATTTCCATCTCCTAACCTCCTATCTTAATGTACTTAACACCGTTATTGATAATAATATCATTAGCGTTGTATTTGGCTAATGCCTGACTTATGGTCAATCCAAACGTCTTTTCAAAGTGAGGTGAATCTTTAAAGCTTCGAAAGTCACCGCCCCACTTCCAACCTTTGGACTTGAAGTAATTGACCACCGTCATAAAATACTTGTCTTCGTCCCATGATGCAGTTTCAAAGGTTCCATTATTATCTTTATCGTAGAGAATTACAATGTCAAATCCCATCGCATAGTTGTGCCATGAGGTGCCAGGCTTTGCGAGCGTCACTATCTTTCCTGCTTTCGTCCTACCTTGTGCATAAAGTGCATTTTGTTCTTCGAAGGTTCTAAGCGTGTGGGTAAATCTTAGTCTAACACCCTTAGGCAATTTGGTATTGATTTCTAAATATTGGTTCAGTAATTCATCTCTAAGAATAGGGTGTATTAAATCAATTCTATTGAGCGTTATGGAGTCCGCCCATTGTAGTCTTTTGTCTTCCATTTTTAAGATAAATATTGGATGACAATAGATTTTGACTATAGTATAATCGATGTCCTATAGAGAGATAGACCATTATTTTTTAATTCACAAATAATCCACTAAAATTTAAGATTTTGACCTTATTACATGACGTACATTGCAATAACTTTCGGTCGGAATATATTTGTTTAAGAATGGGTATTAAATGATTATAGGGCTTTATTTTAGCTTAACGATTTGGAAATCGTCTAAAACAACAAAAGGGACTATAATTGTCCCTTCTTTTCTTTCTCTATCTTTGAAATATAGACTTTAACCTCATTACCATTTTCGTCTATACCTTTAAAAACCATTTGTAAATTGGGTTTCTTTGGTTCGACGTATTCAACGACATTAGTCCATTTAATATTTAATGATTTCTCCATGTGGCAAAATTGGAAAACCATCACATTTGTTATTTATGGTTAACCTTTTTTTGGTAAAATATTCAAACAATTATTGCGGAATGAGCTAAAAGTAACGGTGAAAACATTACCACTACATAAGTCACCGAAATTGTCGCTAAATGGAACAACCGACACATTACCACTAATCTCAATATCATCATGTTCTGCAAGCCATTTTAAAAAATCCTGTGCAATTTCATTGGTTGAATCAATTACATCAAATTCCGTAATCTCGTCCGATAAGTCCATTATAGCAAATTCCCATATCGTGGCGTTATCATTACCTGCATTGAAATTTGATTTGACATATTCAAAGTTGACTAATGGGTATTTGAGATTTTTATAGGTGCTTAATTTGTCTGTATCACCAAATTTCACTTCATTAATCATTGGATGTTGATTGAAATATCTTTCAATAATATTACGGATATATTTTAGATTCCTTACCATTAGTAACCCCTCCTATAGTAATTTACTTTGCTCGCTCTTTCCCTATAATACTGTGCAGAATAGTCTATATTATCACCTAGATAGATATTCATAGAATTAAATGTACTATCAGCATCTATTGATGTATTGGTATTTTCATCGTTATCGGTAGCAAAGTATCTAATCAACCTAGACTTATATCCATCCATTTTTTGCTTCACACTCTGGACGGCTGAATCTTTGTCTTTTATCTGTAAAGCTGACAGCGTTGCATCTGTTGAAACGTTGATACCTTTGTTATTGATTTTTAAATGCAAATAGTCGATTGCATAGGCTATAGTAGCATAAATCAAAAACGGTTCAATAACTTCATCTAAAACAAAATTGTCCATTTCCGTTGTTGTATCCTCTGCAATTTTCCTTCTCATTGATGCAATATATTCAGCACCGATTAAAGGCTCCAACTCCAAATCGGTTGCTTCATTCAATGCTATCTGTAGTATATCTTCATCTATGTTCGAAGGTAATACGCTATTGTTTTTTATTGATTGTATGCTTATTAAATTTACTTTTTCCATGTTTTTAATTACGGCTTATAGACCTTTACAGGTACCCACTCATGACGGCAATATTTGTTAACAACGCCTGTCTTCTTATTTTTCCAATATCCACCGCAATGTTCCATAACTGAAAATCCCATCACCTTGGACATAGCCATTATATCGCTTGCACTGAAATATTTGTTACTATTAATAACGGCTTCACAAAAGTGACGTGTTGTCGGTATAATTGTGTTGCCATCGGCTTCGTCACGCTTCTGATAATCATACCATACCTCAATTTTATTGGCATTTGCAATGCTTGACGGTGCTGTATGAATAATGTTATTTGCTGTATTAGTTTTTGCATTAATAAGACCTGCATTTTTAAGCAACTCTATAGCATTTTGAACTTCCTGCTTTGTGATATTTTGATTTAATTCCTTACCAATTTTGATAGCAATTTCATCTAAGGTCATACCCTCAATCTTGTTATCTAAAAGGTATTCTTCAATTGAATTGTAATTACTTGCAAAATGATAATGTCCACAACCTGAAAACTTAGCTTTACCGATTAAAACAAAATCCTCTTTCGCTGTACCTAAATGCTTTACCTTTTCAAAATCTTCAATAGTAGCTGAATAAGATTCTATTTCATCATCTTTTTTTTTATCAGATGCAAAAGATTGATTTGCTGATAAAACTACCTGATTAGTTGTCATTAATTTATCACCATCAGGCAATGGCTCCAAGCCTGCTTCACTACGCAATTCATTTACGGTCATTATCTTTTCCTTTGTTGCTGAATCCAATTCAGGTTTAAAAAGACGTTCTTTATCTTTTAGGTCGATTATTGGCAATCGGTCGTCCGCTTGAAATAACTTATTGAAGGCGTTAACAATCTCAATACGTTTATCTTTAACATAGTTATTTTTGAAAAGCTGATATGCGTTTTCTAATTCTGTTGCATTGCCTAATGAACCCTCTTTTTCTATTCCGAATAAAATTGAACTAGTCGCTTGATGAGCGGATAAGATATTGCGCTCGGTCTTTTTAATGACCTCAATTAGTTTGCTTGCATAATCATCTGCTTCAATAGTATCAATTGCCATTGGTGTACCATTAGGAGAATTGAATTCCACAAGCAAATTTTCACCATCAGCACCGCTGAAAATATCACGGAATTTTTTAGTGATAATTCTTTGTTGGTCTTCCGACACTTGTCCGTTGAAGGTCTTGATGACTTTAGTCAAAGAAAATCCATTTGCAACATTATTTTTAAACAAAGTGGTCACTAACATGTCGGTTACTGCACTCTCAATACATTTGTAATCAGGTGTTGGATAAGTATTATTTACCGACACGTTATAAGAATTGAAATAGAATATTTTCGGCTCTGTAGTGTCATTGCTCTTTGGAAAATACTTTGGATAACTCAATACTGTACGAGGTGTATTTTTCCAATCTTTGTTCACAAAGAATGTCGTTTTACTATTATTTAGTCGCACATGATGTAAAGGAACATGATAATAATTGAAAGGCTCTCCAAGTTGGTTAAATGTTACTTCCACCGCAAAAGCATTGAAGTAAACTAAATCATTAATACACTTCTTAATCAATTCCGACAACGAATCATCTTCATTTATTTGTATTTCGTTTAAAAACTCGCCTGACTTTTTATCAATCAGTCCATCACCGAAAATATAGTTTGATTTTGAATTCAATATAGAGCCGTGTAAACTCGATTTATCAGCAATGTCAATCAAAAAATTTGGGTATAGGTTGTCTTCACCCCAATTTACATGTTTATCAGCATTGGTTTGCTTAGGTTCAATTGGTAGGGGTGTTATAAACCTTGCAAAGTTTTCTATTTTATAATTTATATGGTTATTTTTTTCGTCCATCAATCACTTTTCTTACTGCTGTTGGTCGCTCAATAGCAACCTCTTTGTCTTCTCCGATGACTCGGACAAAACCCCTATCAACCACACTATCATTATAGATTAGTTGGTACTTATATTTTCCTTCTTCAATACCTTCAAAATCATTCTTAACTTCAATAAATCGCTCCGTTATCTTGGTGGGAATAATGGTAAATGAAGATTCTTTGTTAGATGATTCTTTGTTTAACTTAAATGTGACTTCACCAATAATCGAGTATGGTGCGACATTGAAGAACAAAGAATTAATAGGGATTTTTTTATCTATAATCATCTGCTTTTTGATATAAATATTGGCTCAATAAAAAAGGGGCTAGAATAAGCCCCCTTGGTAGGATTTGTATTTTTTAATTATCTAATTTGGGATTAGGTTATTAATGTTCCGAGAATCGTTTTGTCCAACAAAGCTATTGGACTATAAATTTCTCCACCAAAATTTAACGTTCTGTTTAAATCTGATGCTGATATTGTACCAACTGATTCTTTCAGCTGAATTGTGCCATCCAACCCTGCAATAACTAGTTCTGAATTAGCTAATTCGATAATAATTGCAACTGGTTGACCTAAGAGACTAGAAACAAATTGATTTGCTTCTGCTGAGTAACCAACCATTTGAGCCGTATAGGCAAAAGTACCTGAGATGATACCATTGTCACCGACTGTAATAGTATCGGTTACGTTATTTTGTTTATTTTCTACTTCGATTTTCACGAATTTCTTTGAAGTCTGTAAACCGACTTCGCTTACTTTGCCTGCCGTCATTGAGTAGACAGACGTTGAGCCTTCGATATTTTTTAAATCTCCGTAACTTATCATGTAAATATTTTTGGTTCCACCAATTAGCTTTTCACCGCATTGACGAACGTATCCAATTAATGAGCTTCCGCAATTTGCCATATTTTTAATATTTTTTATATAATAAAGGATGGTGTTGTTATTGCACCACCCTTATAATTTCTATTTTTAAATAGCTATTACGCTACTTTTAAAACTCCGATTTCTTGAACGAATACAGGTTTAACACCGATTCCAAAACGACCTCTCACATACATAGTATCTTCTTTTTGAACATAAAACGATTCGATTTCGGTTACGTCGGACGTAATATCCCCTTTGCCTTGCAAGTTTCTTGCACGTGCAAAAACTATTTCTTTGGAATCTGATAACCCTTCACATACAACAAATTTTGCAGATGTTCCAAAGACTGACAATGGTTCTAATTGGTTGTATAAGTTCAACGGTCGAATCTCAGCAACATATTGATTGTATAAATCAATACCAATGAAAATCCTAAAATCTGCATTTGAAGTTACTGCAACAGGCATTAACAAATATGCAGAGATGATTTTTTCGTACAATTTTGTTCCTGTTGCTGTTGATAAGTCAACGGTACCTGTTTTCAATTGTTCAAGAAATCCATCAAAAGACGACGCATCACCTTCAATAACTTTACCTTGCCAAATATTTCTTTCTAACTTTTCTTTATTTTCCTTTTTCAATTCTGCCATAATCGCATCAGCGAAAAGGATTTCATCCATTTTTTTCGCTGATTTTTTAGCTTTCATTACTTCACCTGTCCATAGTGGCCATAAGTCGGCTTCACAAAATGATTGCATGAAAGCTAAAGGCTTAACATATATCTTTGTTTGTGACAATGCTACCTCACCTAAATCTTCTAATTTACAAATTCGACCATCTTGGTAAATTAAAGATGTCTTCATAATGTTAACAGGCTCATAACCACCTATTTGACCATCTGTAAATGCTCCATTATCGCTCAAAAAGTCGATTGTTGAACCGCCTAAAATCGATTCTGTTAAAAATTTCTCTGTTTCGTTACTCGCTAAAATGTGCTGTGGTAACGTATTCACTTTATAACTCATATTTTTCTATTTGCTTGTTTTGTTTAATCTTGCCATTTGCAAAAACTTGTCTTCTTTCACGTCTTCTGCTATCGTGTTTTGTTTGGAAAAACTAGCAGGCGTATTTTTTAGAACCGTTTTAAATTCCTCGATTTTGGTATCGATTTGTTTTGCAAATTCTCCTTTCAGTTCTTTGATTTGATTTTTCAAAGCCTCAATTTCAGCTTTCAATTCTTCTACCTCTTTGTTATCGTTTGTTGGCTCTTCATTGGCTAAGTCTTCTTTTTCCTTATCCTTTTCTTCATCAACACCTTCGATAATCAAATCAATTGCTTCTTCTTCTTTTGATTCTTCAGCATCACCTTTTTCTTCTTCAGTATCTTCAGCTTTTAATTCTTCAGCATCATCATTTGCTACTGTAATTACTTCAGCTATTTTGCCATCAGTAACGATAAAGCTATCGCCATTAGGTAGCTCCACTTTTCCATCAGGTGCTAATTCACTACCTGTCGATGTGCTTACATATACCTCTTCACCTACTTCGTTTTTCGTGTATTCGTAAACAGTCTCACCGACATTTGAAGATTTAAAAGAAAACTTAGATACTAAATCGTTAAATTTTTGCTCTAATGCTCTAAATGATTTTATGTTCATTTTATCTCTTATTTACCATAAATATTGGCCTGTTATTTTTTAGTATTTAGAGCTTGTAAAGCATTGTCAATCTGTTGTTCTAAAGTCAATTGGGAATTGAAATTTTGTGTTAATTGGTTGATGAAATAACCTTCAACGCTAAAGCCTGTATATGTTCCATCTTTGATGAATTTCCATAGTTTTTGCGCACCTGTATCTGATTTATCAAGCTGTACCCCCACAACCCAAGTACCATCAATTGCTTCAATTCCTTTAGGAGCATTCAGCCCCATAGCAGAATCAACAATATAGCTTTGCCACACATGTGCATTTACAAAAGTGTCACTATGTTGAAGGTTAATAGAATGTTGGTATCCCGAATAAAAATAGTTTTGGGCTATTGTGCGAATAGTGTCTTTGCTGAAAAACACATCATATTCTTCTTTAGTGACTCCATCAAAACGTGGTATTATCTTATCAGGAATCATTGCCACCCCGATTAATTCCATCCTGTCATCATTAGCAACGGCAAAGGTTTCTTTCTTTTCTTGTTTTGAAAATGCCAAAAAAGAAGACTCAACAGCAGGGGAATCGACGATACTAATCACGTTAACATCCATTCCAATAGAGGGGTTGATTTTTAACTCATATAGTTTTCTATCCATATTTTTTTCTGATAAATATTGGATGGCGAATAAAAAACCCCTTACTAAGAAGGGGTAAAAAAAAACTAATAAGTTGAAGTTCGTTTGATGAATTGATTTTTCTGTTCGTTTGTTTCTATATCAGAATTAGTAATATATGCCTTAACGACTTGATTTTCGTTGCTTTGCGTAATAACATCGCTTAACTTATCGGTACCATTTTCAGCTGTTTTTAAAACTGTTGAATTAATGACCGGTGCGCTGAATGTTGGTGCATCGGCTCCTGCTCCGCCTGAGGTATCACCATCTACTTTTACACTCATGATTTTTTTAACAGTGGCTAAACCACTTGCAATTGTAGTCGCTAAGGCAACGAAGTTGAAAGGATAAGGTGTTTCTTTCATTGCTTTGGTACCTGCTACATAAGTATCAATAGTTGCTGTTGCAATCCCTGCAACTTTACCTGCAACGGTACTTTCACCCAATAACTCAACCGCTTGGTCTGTTGCGTTTGCGACAATTGACATATTATCTAACCTTGCTTTCGTCTCTTCATCTAATATTTTCTTTTTAGCTTTTGTATTTGCTTTTTCAGCTTTTTGAATTGTCTGTTGATGCTTAATAGTTGCGTCTTCAATTTCCTTATTGTTAGCTTCTATTGCACTTAGCTTAGCATTTAATTCAGCCTGCACATTTGTGATTTCATTCGCATTAACGGATGGGTCGGACATTAACTCTTTTAATCTCGCTTGACCTTCTTCATATAGGCGTTGTATTTCGGAATTTTCTAGATTCTTAGACTCCGTTGTAATTAACAATAAAGTGTCTTCATAGTCCTTTGTTGCTTGCAATTGAGCATCTAGTTTTTCCCTTTGTTGCTTGAATTTCCATTTGTCCGCTTCATCATCAATTTCATTTTTGTCCAATGAATTCGCCAAATCTTTTTCCCCTACCTTTTGAGCAATTGACAATTGTTTCAATTGCGATAAGTACAATAATTGATTCTGTAACCTTGTATCTAAATCAGCTTTTTGTTCCGCTGTAGCATTTTCTTTTTGCTTGGTATAACTCTCGATTGTCTCTAAGTATTCTTTTGAAAAGTCATCCAAAAATTGACGGCTATTACCTTTGATGTAATTAAAATATTCGTCATCATATTTTTTGTTGATAATATTGCGTTCGATTCTTTCGGCTTGTTCAAGCTTAGAAATATCTTGGTTTAATTTGCGAGCTACTGCAATTTGTTCTTTGTACTTGTCAGATAGGTTTTTTAATTCGGTTTGTCTTGAATTATGGTTAGCGGAATAGGTTACTTTTTCGGCTTCTTTTAAATACCCTTTCAATTGGTTTAAAAGTGTATCATATTCTTGTTTTGCTTTATCTGCACGCTCTTTAGCAAGGTCATTAATACGTTTCCTTTCGGACAATATCAATACATTGCGCTCCGTATTGAGTTCAATTAATTGCTTCTGCTCTTCTTCGTTGAGCTTCTTGTTAACCTTTGCCGTTTCAATTAATGACTGTCTTTTTAAAGAGTTTCGTTTTAGCGATAATTCATATACTTCTTTTTCCTTATCCCCCATGGCTGACAGCATTTCAATTTGGCTATCAATACCTGTTACGATACCTTCATTTAGCTTCTTTAATTTTTCTAGAGAACGTTGGGCTTCGGATGTAATCCCGATGAAATCAGAAATTTTTTGGATAATATTACCAACAAATTGTGCAACTTCTCGTAGACCAGGAACTAAGTTGAAAACCACTTCTTTAAGCTTGTCAAAATTGGTTATTAAATATGCTAATGCTGTAACTAGCAATCCAATTCCGATTGCTTTAAATGCCATGCCAAACCCATTAGTTGCTCCAGTAGCACCTTTTGTTGCTGTAGCTAAACCTTCCGTTGCTGTGCTTGCTTCACCTGTTGCAGTGCTAATTGTATTGATTGTTTCGGTCGCAACCTTTCCTGCTTTGAAAGATGACATTAAGGCCGTCCATTGTTTACGGAATTGATTTAAGGACTGTAAACCTTGCATTATACTTTGCAATTGCATAAGTTTCGCAATGTTCTCTTCGGCTGTTTTGGATTCGATACCCATTAATTGCATTGAAGCGGTAACACCGCCTAATACACCAGTAAGGTTTTCCCCTGCTTGAACGAATTGCCCAAATCTGTCAACTGAGAGCGAATCGACCGCTAAATCAACATTTTTAACATGCTCTTTTAACTGTGCAACTTTGGATAGTATTTCGTTGAATTCTTGACTACCTTGCTCTCCTGCGGTTGCCATGGCATAAAGGCGGTCTTCTAATTCACCTATCTCCCTATTAACATCTCGAAAAGGTTCATTTATATCACGAATTTTTAATTCTAATTCACCTGCTTCTTTTGATAATTGTTGTAATTTAAGTGGGTCTTTCGTTACTCTCTGCTCATCTCGAATTTTTTTCAATAAGTCATCCATTTCGTCCAATGAGAGAATTGTATTTTTAATTTCCTTATTATCAGATTTGGGCTTTACCTTATTTTTATTTACATCGTCGATAGTTTCGTTCAAATCTTCAACGACCTTACCAACATTCTTTACTTCGTCAACATTGGAAGAGGGGTTTATAATTGTTTCATTAAGGTCTTTAATCGCTTTTTGGGTCTGGTCAATTTCCATATTGACCTGTGCCAGTGCATCGCCACTGACTTTTAATTTAACTTCTTGTAAAGCATCTAGCTTTTTTTCAAGCTCTTGGACTTTCTTTTCCGCTTCTGCTATATCGACCTGTACGCCTAATAAAATCTCTTCCTTATTATTGTTATTACCTTTAATAGCCATATATTTTTTAGATAAATATTGGCTCCACGGCAAAGGGTGGAAAACAAAAAAGGCTACCCGATTGGATAGCCCCCCATACTCTGGTAGACGTACGGTCTTTGTTTAAACAAATATATCTTATACTGTTATTTTTTGCAACTTACATTTTGACATCAAAGTATTGTTATTGTAATTCACTTCTAAAAGTTTGAAATAGGCGTTACCATCCTCATTTTCCACATAGACAGGTTTAGTAAAATCCAGTTCCTCAATATCTTCTTTGGTTAGATATATTTCAACTTCCAACACGGTCAAGTCATTATCCGTCAACTCCTTTATTCTATTGGTGTAATACAGATTGAAAAGGGATTTAGATTTGTCTATGGTGGTATAATCATAGGTCATCAAGTTATACGGAATATCAAATAATAACATACCTTGAAACTCATCCAAAGTATTAAATGACAACATACTACAATAGTTATATGAGGGTCGATAGCCAATTAAAGTATTACCATTTTTAATTTCATAACTAGTTGAAAGATTTTTCAATCCATTATTATACAAAATCCTTAATTCACTTTTAAAAGGCTTCTTTTCCCCCATCAAAGAATCTGATTCGTATAGTATTGGAAGATTTTTTAAGTCCTTTGAATGACTTAAATTTTGTGTCGGTGCAAAAATTAATTCAACTGCGTTATCATCCTCCGTACCATTCTCATTCAACACCATATAGTCACCAAAATTTGATTTATAGGTATTTACGTAATAATCATTCATCATATCACTGTCCTCTGTATACTTAAAAGAATAGCTTTTTGGAAGGTTGATGTTAGTTGAGAATTTCGCTTTACTCCACTCTATTTTCTCACTCCAGTCTACGGCATTTGAGGGGTTTAAAGTGATAATATTTTTATAAAAATCGTTGTAAGTAGATAAGACAAATCTATTAGGAATGTCTTTGTCTTGGTAAAGGTAAAGGTTGAACATTTGCGTTATGGACTTCAAAAAATCCACAATCTTAATATCTTTAGGTATATAATCATACACATCAATGTTATCATTGTAATTAACACTTATTTCGGTTGTTGTATTTACTTTACCAACTTGTATTGCTATGTTATCAAGATACATCATAGTCTGAATTGATGAATTTGCGCTACTTTGGTCTTCCCTAATATATGCGAATACCCATTGCCCACCAACCAATTTATCAAATTCAACATCGAAATTCATATTGAATTCCTGACTACCACTTGTAGACAACTTTTGAATTCTCGTTGAATACGCCATATTACCCTCTGTAAGCTTATTGACTCCGCTAATGTCGCATAGTCCTACCTGCCATGTACCGCTTGTACCTTGTGGTACCACAAAGCGAAAACGAATATTGAAAACACCTTTAGCGTACTTATTATTTGGTATTAATACATTACAATTAGGCTGTACCGTCGAAGTATCGTCACCTTCCCATGTTTTAAATTCCCCCCGATTACCTAGTGTCCAAAATTCATTTACGGTTGAATCGTATTGGTTCGCTATACCATTAATTGAGAATATACTGTTACCAGTATTAACGGGGGTTTTGTGCAATAAAATTTTATTAACTACCCCTGTTTCTGACCTTGTAAAATTCTCGGAATTATTGGGAATAAACACTTTATCAATAATACTGTCAATCTTGGAAGTATCTAATGTGTTATTATTGACACTTACTTGCGTGTAAATCTGTTTGCTCTGGTCATATCTAAATCCCTTAAAAATAGCATTCAAATAGGATTTCAAATAAAATGCAGGACGTAAATTGTTGATGTCAAAATTATTATCATAGGGGTCATAATTACCTGTACGATAATCGACACCATAATCAACCATTGGAAAAAGGTAGCTACCTGAAAATGATGACCACGTTGGAGTAATGTAAGTGTAGTTAAATTGCACCGTCTCTGATAAGCTATCAAGCTCATGCAAATAACGGTCTTTGATGTTAGTCATGAAGCTAACAACCTCGCCTGTAATAACTGCATTGTATGATAATTTATCAAAATCAACAATCTGCAATTTGCCCTTTAATAATTGGGTATTGTCTTCATAAAGTTGGCAATTAACTAATTGGTTAGGTGTGTAATTATGACCTAACTGATGACCGTATTGCGTTGATGAAAATGTAGAAATATCAAATAGATTACCAAGTGCGATATTATTGTTTTTTGTTCGCAATAACTTTATGTCGTAGGTTATTGTGTCATTCCGCTTGGTTATATCTTGAAGGTTTTCAACGGCAAATATTGTTGAAGCGTCGAACGAATCAATGTCAAGCTCAAAAACTTCGCTATCGTCGTCCGACATTATGAATAGATTGTATTTTTTAACCATTTTTTCCAATAAATATTGGCTTAATGGTGTGGGCAATATTCTTATATCTTAAATATCTTCTTTTTTCATATTTTAGTGAAAATGAATTTTATGTGTGATATTAATTGGATTGAACTTATTCTTGGTGCTGCAATAGGTTTCATAGTAGCGGTTCTATATGATGAATATAAAACGTCGCAAAGGAACAAGAAATTGAAAAACACTTATAGTCATATGGTTGGAAATTTTAAATCTTATGATGGCAAAGACAATAAGATTGAAAAATCTATTGCGAGAATCGTCTATAAAGAAGAAAATTTATTAGAAATTGAAGTCAAATATCAAACTGGCAGTTGGCAAGGTATAATTAGAATGGATACAACTCTTTTTGGTACATTATCCTTTTCTTCTAATGATGAAAAGAAAATTGACATGGGAATTAAAACAATTGTATATAACAAATCGCACAATTCTATCACAATGATTCCTGAGACATACTATTTAATTTCAGAAACTCCCCAATATAATAAAGAAACATTTTATAAAGTCTAGGTGCGGACTCTTATATTGACAAAATACTCTTCATGATTGGTCATATTTAGGAAATCTTTTGGCAACATTTGCGTGCAAATAATGTCCTCCAATGAGTCGCTTGAATATTGTCGTACTTCTTCACCTGAAACAATATGACCTGTTAAAATTGAACCTTTATCAAAACCAAACAAATCAGATTCTAACATATTGACCTTAGTTGCTTCAATCCAACTCCTTAATTGGTCTTTGTTAAATTTTAGAACCTTCATCTTTTTAGCTTTCTCCAAATCCTCCTTAGCTGAATCAGGAAAATTCGCCAATAAAAACTGCTCATACTTCCTAAAATTTTGTGTGCGTATAGCTTCATTTCTCAACACTAATGCTTCACCAAATTCAGCTAAAACATCTCTGTAATTCTGCAAGGTCTTCATTGCTCCATTTTATTAAATCTTCCAACACTAATACACTCATGTCCTCTTCATCTAGTGTATCTAAATACGCCCAAATATCACCTTCAACCTTGGTGGGAACTCCACTTTTAAGGATGGCATACCCCTCGTTAATCCATCCCTGTACTTGTTCTTTGTTCATTTCTTTTTCTCCTTTCTTTGACTACCCACTTAACGGACGCTTCAAGTTCATCAGGCCAACGACCTAAACCTTCATTGAGAATCTTTATAGCTCCTTCGATACCTACATTAATGGATACCGATAACGCTGTATTTCTCAAATGCTCAGCATGACCAATGGGTATTTTGTCAGTTAATTTCATAATTCAAAAATACTAATTATATTAGCAATATAACAAATCAATTTTTACTTTTGTTTTATGGACAACTTAGAATTCTATTATAAGAACAAGACATACAACGTAATGGTTGAGGTTGTAGATGAAGGGAAAACTGTAATCGATTATATCGTATTCGGCAAGAATAATGCAAAATTCCTTTTTCAACAACAATATCATCTTTGGCGGTTAGTTGAGGGGAATTTAAGCAAGGAATTGGAAACTATAATTATTGATGCTTTGATACATAAATATGAGCGCAAAATGATTTGCTTAACCTATCACGGTGATAAAAGAGAAATCATAACAGTATCCGATTTGAGCTATACAGGTCAAAAATACGCTTATAGTTTCATGGTCAATAACAGTGATATGGGTTCCATCTATTATTGCGAAAATCAAGGCTGGGTAAATAATTTGACACTTAAATTTTCCGCTCAATGGTTCACCGCTGCTGATTTAGATATTCTTATTGAGATGCTCGAAAACAATCAAATTCCTTGGGTAAAATATTTGAACCATAAAAGATAGAATTACATTGAAAGCATTGATATTCTACATCGATTTACTCTCCTTCCAAGTATAATCTTGAAACATCTATTTTTTCTTGTTCGTTTTCCTCGGTTATAATTGTGTTAAATCTTTCGATGGATGTTATAAAGATATATAAATTAGAAGCTTCTTCATTTTCATTTTTTTTATCGAATATTTTTAATAGGCTTAAATTTAAAAAAAACGAACTTCCAATATTATAATATGCGGTTTTTAATAAGTAGTTCTTTTTATCTATCCCAATATTATGGGAATGGATAATAAATTTGATAACATTTAAAAATTCATGAACACTATTTAATTTATCAGTAAGAACAGGCTCGTATGTATAATAAAAATTCATATGTTCAATTCCGTCACTGAATAGGGTACGATTGATTTGGCTAAGCACTTCATCATTTTTAATGAAATTCACTGTAAAATCAATCTGTTTGTATGTCGCATCCAAAGCCCTATTGAATTCTACATCTTGCTTATTAACTTCGTTCTGTTGATTAAGCTGTTTATAATTTATAAATAGAAATACAATTGTTATTATTCCCGAAATAAGAGAAATGAGCTGTATTGCCGTATTATTCTTTTCTAAATTAGCCTCTGGCGTATTCTCCAACAATTGATATATACATGTATAAAATAATGTGACTAAAAATAAAAGAATGAAAAGGTAACAAACAATTTTTGTGATTTTCTGTGGATTTAAAATTGGGTTATATTTTTTCATTAAAAATATGTAGGTTAAATCAATTAATTGTAAAAGTACATAATTAAATTAAAAAACACTCATAGATGGGGAGTCTATAGAGCGTTTACTATCTATGAAAAACTGTTTGATAACAATATCATCCCCATGAAAGTTTTGAAAATATAAAAAAATAAAAAGCCCTAGCACTGGGGGAGTAACTAGGGCTTTGCCATATATTAACCTATTTTATGAAAAGTTTGTATTTGAACAATGTCAAGTACTATTTAGTTTGAATTATTTTTTTTATTTCCAAACATTGTTTGCTAGGTTATTCGACAATACAAACCAAGCTGTTGATGCAATAGCTTTATTATTGGTAATTTCATAAGTTGCATCACGTAATGTTGCATATCTAAATGCTCCGTCTGATTCCTTGTACTTGTAAAGGCCGTCTAATAATTGGTTATATTTTTCAACATTGCCTATCTTATAATAAGCCAATGCCACCCCAAACGAACCTTCAAACCATACTGTATTTTTTGCGTTCGGATAACCTAGTTCAGCGGAATATGGCTTGTATCCTAAAGCCCCTGTTTCTTCATCAACGGTTGAATAATACCGTTCGGCTCTTTCTAATAATTTAACCGCATATTCTCTTTGACTTAGAGCAACCATAGCGATAGCACCCCAAGAATTTATGTCTAATGCGTCCGCTGTATCGGGTGTTCCATCGGCATTGATACCTTGATACATTCGGTTTTCTGAACTATTGTATAATCGTGTTATTATTGAGTTACCTATGGTTGTTGCAATAGTTGAATAACCTGCATTTGCTAATACATTTCCTGCCTGCTTAAAAGCAAAATAAGCATCAATATTATGCTCTGTAGATACCCACGGAATGATATAATTAGGGTCAAAGGTTTCAATACCTCCGCTTGTTGTATACCTGCCTGAACCACCTTTGATAAGTCCACCTTTTGTGTTATCTTGAAGAGTTTTTAAGTATTCCAAAGCTTTGATTAAGCATTGCTTTACGTCTTGTTTAATGGTAGAATTAGGATACATCTCCAAGTAATAGCCCAAAGAATAAGCAACCCAACATATAGCTCCCGACCTTAAATAAGCATCTGCACCGATGGGATTTATATGATTCGTTGAAAATGGAAATGCTCCATTAGTCAATTGACTTTTCACAATACCTTTTGCCGTCCTTTTTGCCCCCTCGCTATTTCCAACTCCTGCCAATGATATTAAAGACAATCCTGCATCGTATAAATAACTCTTCGAAGCGAATGGTGTAATGTAAGCAGGGTCATCTTTTTCAAGTGTGTAACTCCTCGGTAACCATCCCTTAACTGGTGTCTCTGCTAAGACCTCATTGGTATTTTTATTTATGATTTTTACCTTATAAATTTTGTCTTCGTCCGTTGTGCTTACTTCGAAAGAATAACCGCTAGTTACCCCGATTGTTGTTGCTCTTTGATAATAGTCTATATCACTAGTAACATACAATTTGGCTTCAATGTCGCTATAAGTTTCTCCGTTCACGCTATCATTTATAACCTCTTCGATAAAGGTATTTGTTGAGGAATTATAAATCTTGAATACCAATGTTGAAATCCCTTTATTACCTGCAAAAGTAAACTCCCCTGTAGTACCATCAACAGCACATTCACCCACAAAATAATCTTCATCGTTTCGTCTATATACTTTAACAATTCTGTTTGTTTTGGTTCCGTTTATCTTACCTGTTATTGGTGCTTTCCAATTGTTTTGAAAGGATGTTGGAGATATAAAAGTAATGGCTGCTGCTTTCTTATTTAATGTTAAGTTGGTTTTTATTTTACCTGCTAGTTTTTGAACTCCTGATTCGTTGTTAATTTCAGGTTTTGGTGCTTTAGTTCCTTTGCAAGGTCTGACAAACTCAAATTTATTGACCAATGTTTTTTCAGTGTAATATACTATGCCATCAGGAAGAGCATATTGCTTTACAATAACCTTTATCCATTCGGTGCCATTATCCTCAATTTCAAATGTTGTATATGTTTTTTCACTAAGCACTGCTACCGAACCACTATCACCTACATCATTAATTTGAAATGGTCCAGAACCTCTATCCACGTCTTTATGAAACGGTGAAGCTTCAATTATAGGTGTTAATCTATTTTCGGGAAAGGTTTTCCAATCTAATAAAGTTGGTTGCATAGTATCAAATATTGCGTTACGTCCGTCATCTATTGCTTGTTGATGGGTATCACCGTTAACAATAAACATGTTGGTAATATTATTGGAGTTCATCCACTGCCAAAGCTCTGTACGCTCTGCTTTATACGCTGTCCAGTGTTCACCGCTCGAACCATAATCCCAACTATAACCATTGAGGTCTTCACCTGTCCAACTTCCAGGATTTAACCAACAAATCAAAGCAATATTATCATTGTTTTTGGCTGATAATAATGTTGATTTGAACCAAGCTTTTTGCGCATCGCCTAACATTTTTTTATTCGGGTCGTAATCGTCAATCAAAAAGTTATCCCTTTGAGACCGTAAATCAGTGAGTATAAATAATACTCGTCCTACTATCCAAGATTGACCAAGCGAATCGGTTAAGGGGCTTGAATTAGCATCGTTCAGAAACGGATAATGTGGGATATTTTCCAAATAAAAATTGGTTGAAGCTACCTTTGAAGGGGAATTTTTGTCCGAATTATTATCGCCGTAATCGTGGTCGTCCCACATATACATAAGTGGTACATTCCTATTTAAATCCCTTACCCTCGCCTGCCTTGCTGTTGTATTATAGGCATTGCGGAATAATTGAGAATCGTTTGTTGTAATATCCTCATAATGCCAATCACCAAGGTGTGACCAAAATAATGGCTCTTCGTTTCGAATCTCTTCGAATGTTTCGGCATTACTACCTGTGTAATTACATGAGCCTGCCACGAATTTAAAATTTGTTGGAGTTCCTACCAATGGAAATGTTTTAAACTTCAATACTTCGGGTTGCTCAACTCCGTCTGTTTCCATTTTGACGTAATATTGAGTATTGGAACTTAGACCTGTTAATGTATGCTTAGTAACTCCATTATTGCTTGAATTGTGTGGCAATAATGATGTGTAACTTGAATCGGCAAATGAGGAGTTTTTAGAGTACTTTAAACGAGTATTTCCCAATACAACATTAGGCGGATAACTGATACTATACACATCGCTAAAAGGAACTTGCACCTCGTTAAAGCCTGCTGTATTGATTCTGACAGCTAAATTGGGTTCACCACTATATTTTTTGATTCTTATAGCATTGTTATAAACCGTACCACCATCATTAATAGCACCTATTACAGTCTGGTCACCTGTTGTATTATCGAACGCAAAGACCATGAAAAAAGTAAAAAAATCAGGGTCTCCGCTTTGCTTTAATCCTGCAATTTTATAATTATTTGTTCCATCAAAATAAAGTGCATTTTTACCTTTGAATTTGTTTGTCGCTATTGTTGCAGGCAATGCACCAGTTGTTGGAATACCGTGTTTTAATACCCCTCCAAACCCTACAAAATCATCCCATTGCGAGCATTTACCACTACCATTATTTACGATAGTTGACTCATTCAATTGAAGCCATTGAAGCCTATCGGGCATCGGAATCATGGGAAAAGAACCGCTTTCACTTGCCTTTACAACGTATCCATCATCTAACACAGTTCCTGTAGTTAACCACTTATCCGCTAACCATCTTTCTTGCGCTATGATGTTATTATTCGTTGCTGTGTTTGGTGTTCCAAAATCATTAATGAAAGCTATTTCACAAATATAGCCTTTGAAATAAGCAACTTCATCGGCATCTGAACCTATCATTAAATTCTCTATGTACGCAAAATTCCCTGTCTTACTGTTATCTGTTGCTTCAAGTTTTCCATTTACATATACCTGCATCCCCAAAGTCGAATGGTATCTAATTCTTAAAATCTTTAACTCGGTATTGTTAGGTGTCGGAGCTGGGTAATCGTACTTGCTTGTTATTGTTGCGGAGTTTGGTGTTATAGCCCCGATTAAATTATATTGAATTGCCATTTGTTAAATTATTTCTATACCCTTATCATTTTCAACCAAACTCCAAAAATTGCTTAGTATATAGTTGATTTGGGGATTCTCATCTCTGTTAGCTATTAGTATTTGCTTGAATAAATCAATACTGAATGCAACACTAAAATCAATAGTTAATCGACTTCTTTTAAATCCGTTGTTGCGTTGCTGTAATACCTTGTAGGTTTTCACATCTATAGCTATTTCTACAAAATACTCTTCAATTTGAATATAGACTTTGTTTGCTATTAGCAACTCCTTTATTAAACTTGCATCATGGTCGCTTAACACATCACTATATGCATTATAACTATACTTCGAATCGACATTGATTAACTCCTTATCATTAAATAACACACTGTTAATTGCTGTTTGCGCTCTCGATTTATTTAGGTATGTTTTATTGATTGTTAAGGTCTCAACCCTATTATTAAAGGTGAATGTATCCCAACCGCTTACAGGATTTTTATAGATTAAGGTGAAGTCATTTTTATTACAATCTCTTTTAATTATGTATCCCTTAAAATCACTGACTTCAATATTGTCACCATCGACAATCACAACCCTATACCTGTCAATGTTATCGGCGCCAGTAGGAAAAAGAATTGAAGGGGAAACATTTATATTTATCACATTCCCTGCTGTTGGAATCTCATAAAAGGTATCAGTACCAACATTGTTAGAATACTTCGTTACCTTTACTTTCTTACCGATTTTAGCAGTATCGAATATTTTTAAAAACTCCTTTTGCTCTGCTGAAACGTAATTGATGTTGGCCTTATTGGATAAGAATACCGCCTTGTTCAATGTTGTATTGATATTGTATTTATTCGGCTGATATTTCAAATAATCCATTACCCCCATTTCACCTTCAAAGACGTATTTCGTACCTGTTGAAATATTACTACCCACCGTAATTAGCCCTGTCGTTGAATTAATTAAATATTCTGTAATAGTCAACTCGTAAGCATACAAATTACCTAAGCTTACAACATCATTAGAGTTATTCAATTTCGATTCTACTACATTAGTTAGGACGCTAGATAAATCAACGAACATTGTAGTCGCTAATGGTTTTGGAAACACCTTCTTTTTCGCTATTATCTTACTTGTAATCGGCTCCTTAACCTCGACTATACAGTATATTAATTGTGAACTATCAGATGTGAATTCCCATTTATTTGTATTTGCTGACGGGTTTATATTGTTTGGTTGCCCTGTTATTGTTATTGCCATTTATCATTGTTTTTTATGTACGTTATTTCCGTACTTATCGAAGATTCGGAATTTTATTTGGTCTCCTAGATTCTGCTGAATGCGTGTATTCAATTCTTGCTTTAGCCAATCAACGTTCGAATCCCAAAATCCCTTTCCCTGAAAACCTTTCTTATATATTTTGCTTCTTATTGCGTATGCCAATTGTGTTTTCTTTTCTGTGTCGGTCATATCAGAAAATACTTCATCTTTAAAAAATTTACCGTTGTTTGCTGAAATTAGTTGACGGTTTTCTATCCACTCTAAGATGGGTGCAACAGGGGGCTTGTATTGTCCATAGCTATGTACTGAACCATTGTTTTGTTCAACGCCATTAACGCCACGGGAAACATACACAATATGAGCAAATCCGAGCAATTCGATTTCGTTCATATTATTGACTTTGATTGAAAGCTCTTCAATGCTACCTGTAACCAAGAAATCATTAATACCATTAATATCATTCTTTACACGTTCGATAAACTCCGCTACTATCTGCTCCAACAAATTCATATTAAAGGAAAACGCCCCTTTATCTTCACCAACCGTTGCAACGAGATTGTCAATTAGGTTATTAAATTGTGCTTTCTTTGATGCTTGTTTTAAACTCTTTGCCATAGTTATTTTTTAAGAATATTTACTTTGTCCTTCAACAGACTACTATAAACAAATACATCGACCGCAAACATTTTCATTCCTTCCAACATCGTTATAAATAGGTATTCGCATACGTTATGTAATAATTCAAAGTACCCCCATCTTTTGTAAAATTCCTTTTTTAAGTATTGCTGTGATGCTTCTATTGCGCTTTGTGCTTCTTCTTCAACTTCTCCCTCAAAGAGATTTGGGAACGCTCCAAATAAGTCATCAATTGCTTTTCGAGAACAAAAAAAAACCTGTTAGCTTGTGCCATTGTCATATTGTCCTCAATGTTGTCAATAGGTTCTTTTAATAAGATATTTATCATTTCACCCCAATTGCTTATACTGTTCTGCTCTTGAAGGTTCATATACTTCAATAAGTCTTCAAAGACTATTTGGTCAAAGCTTTTGATTAGGCTTTCATCAATGTGTGCTGTTTGGTTTGATTCGTCATTTTCGAACTGATTAAAACGTTCAGCTACTTTAAAATAATCAACTTCTTTAAATCCCTCAACATCATAAAGCTGTACGCCTGTGAACGTGTAGAAATATATATCTAACATATTACGATAAACCTTTTCAAAGTCATCTGTACCGCCTAGTTGTTCAATCAAAGACCTGAATGTGATATACTGCTTTAGGGTTATATCAGCCCATTTTTTAGGAAGCTTATCAATTAATTCTTCTTTACTTACCATTACTTTTTTATTGATAAATATTGGCTTTTACCATCCGTATTTCGATAGTGGATTCCCTCCACTATCGTGCATTGTTTTACCTTCTTCTAAATAGAAATTCGCTAATGCTAAAGATATTACTGTGTCATCGTGACAACCTGATATTGAATTGAAGCTAATATTATGTGTTTTGGGATTAAGTGTTGCTATGTACGTTGATAATTCCTTAGCTGTAATCTCGTTGTATTTTAGCTTATCAGTATTCAATGCAACACGTAACTCCGTGATTAGATTTAGCTTGGTTGAAGTATCAAAATGCACACCTATTACATTTTGCGCTACCATTTGCAGACGGTAAAATAGTCCATCCCCTATGCCTGTCTTATCAATTGCTTTTATAATATTCGCTGGTAAATTCTTTATAATCCCCTCTAACAAATTAGAATCAAATCCTTTGTAATGTTGATGCTCGGTCATGTGTCCGTTAGAGTCAAGTCCCGTGATAGATGTAAAGTCACCGTTGGGGCTTGTTGCAATATCTATCCCATATACAACCGTTGGAAGTATTGATAATTCTGTTATCGTATTTCTTTCAATTACATCGCTATCTACAATCGCACTTGCATTCTCTCCTGCAATAGCTAGATATTCTTGATTGAATTGTGCCTTACTTAATTGTTGCCTGAACCTATCAATTACTTCTTTTTTGATGTAGGGGTTATCATAAGTCGTATAATGGAAATGAGACCATAATACACTATCGTTTTTTTGGCATAACTCAAACCAATAATTTTTTCCGAAGGGCGTTGAAATCATCAGCAAACGGCCATCTCTATCGGTTAGGGTCGCACCTATTGCACCATCAAGTTTTTCTTGAAGATTCGATATAAATGCGCTTTCATCGATGATGGCCAAATCATAATTACGTCCCCTGATGGTGCCGTCCAGACTATCGCCATTTCCTGAATAGAATTTGATTTGTCCACCTGTTATAAATGATATTTCTAAATCACTTTTATTACTTTCAGCTACATTAACAGGTAATAGCTTTAATATTTCATTGAAGAAAAATTTAGCTTGGCTATACTGTGGACAAATATAGGCTATTTGCTTACCGTTACATGCTTCAACAATTCCGATGATACTCATTATTGTAGATTTACCACCTCTACGGCCTGCATTAACAGTTATGTTTTTAACGCCTGAATTGAAATAAGCATTTAATATTTCCTTCTGTTTGTTGTGTGGTGTTGGTAGCTTAATATCAAAATGATTATTCATCATCGCTACCCTCGTCAGTAGAGGTATTTAAAAGGTCTCCAAAGCTTATATTAATCTTAACATCACCTTTTACATCCGTTGTGTTCTCATTCTTATTAGCGGATAACTTAGGTTTTTGATAATTTAATAACGTTGCGTATAGTTCCCCCGCTGCTCTCGGATTTAAGTTTTTTATAACATCGTCACCGTCCATCATTCGCTTCTCCAATAGCTCCATTATCACAACAAAAGCTTCTCTTTGTTCTTTAGTGCGCTTGTTTTCAGAGCCTTTTGGCCTGCCTTTAGGGTTCTTAACCTCTCCTTTTTTTATACTGTTTTCATTCGCTTTTTTTGGTTGTCTTTTTATCATTTGCCATTTGTTGCCATTTCTTTTAATGGCATCCTTTCAGAAATAAATATTGGATGAGATAGCTAACAGTAATTTAATTTGAATAACAATTAAATTATAACTACCTTTATTGTAACTTAATAAACCTATATGTGTGAAGTTCCTCCGCCTTTAGTCATCCAGCATCTTGCTCAAAAGGAGTTAAAGAAGTCGATTAAGCATTATATTACTAAGCCCCAATATGTTTCGGTACATATCGAAGAATATTTATTTCACTTTATTCGGGATGGGAATAGCTATAAAGAAAGAGCCTTTAAATACCAATGCTTCGAAAATTTTGCACACGAATTGTTGTCACAACATCTAAAAGTCAATCCAAATGAAATCGCTATGTCAATTCAAATTCCTGTCGAGTTTAATGATTTTAAATACATTGTATTATTTGAAAAAATAGGTGAAAGGTTCTTTGTCAAAACTCATGAATTCGTTAGTACATAAAAAAAGGATAGCTTAATTACTATCCTTTAAATAAAACATATATAATAAAATGAAAATACTTTATTTACTTTTTACCCTTTCTTCTACTAGTTGTTTTCTTTGCAGTTTCTATTTTTTTAATCGCTTCTTCAACACCCTCTTTATCAACAACTTCAAATGGATTTACCTCATTAACCGTTGTTACTTCATGCTTGCTTAATCTCGCAAAAACTGGTAGTAAATCACCTAAAAAGTTTCTTATACATCCTGCACAACTATCTATTTTTAATGGATACTTCACACTTGGATAAGCTACTTTAAGCTTTCCCAATATCGCATTTAACTGTTGTTGAGTGGCAATATTTACTAATAAGTCACCACCTTTTTCAAAGATTTTCAAAACCTCTTCTATTTTTTTTATCTCTTTTAATACTTCTATTTCTTGTTCTGTCATAATTAGCTATTTAGTTTTTTTAATATGTCTTTACAGTCACGTGTGACTTGCTCCAGTATCTCGTTATACTTTGCTCTATCAGCATTATTGAATCGCCCCTTTTTACCTGTACCTTTTTTCTCAATATAACTGTAGAAAAGTTCTTTTTGCTCTTCTGTCATCAGCTCTATAAAGTCATCAACATTTATACTATGTTTTTTTTCAAATCCTGTGACACTATCATCTTCTAAAATCATTTCACACTCATTTTCAAATATTTCTGTGTGATTTACGATTTTTATTTCTTTATTAAATTGCGAACTAAATAATTTATTCTTCTCTAAAAAACCCTTGGGTTTGGGATATCTTTCGTTAACAACTCTAAAAAGATTTCGCTCTGCCATCAAGCAAATTGTTGCTGTCATTTTTACTGGAATCGACAATAAATCAGGCCATTTATTAATTTTTATTTTCGCTACTTCTAAAAATACTTCATTGTAATAATCATCCATTACTGCATCAATTCTTTCGCTGTTCCAACCTCTTTCTTGAAATTTCCTTATAATATAACCTTTAATAGGATTAGCTTTAGATTTGGCCTTTATTCCCATATATGTCCCTTTATACCTTCCAGTTAAGTACAATTCGGTTATTGCTTCTTCTTTTCTCTTTAATATGTCATCTATATAGGCTTGTTGATTTAAACTATATTCTCTTTTCTCTTCCTGCACTTATCTACTTCAACTTAATCGGTAAGGCGTTTTTCAACCTTTCCATCACATCAGCGACATACGGAGCTGATAATGTCACTAGCAACCATTTAAAAATTGATATTGGTGCCATGTTAAATGTGCCTATGAAGACACATATCCAAAATGTAAGGCAAAAGACGCAACTGAATGGTTTGCCTAATCTATCTAAGTAACTATATAAAGGGATGGAAGTAATCATATTTACTACCATCCCAATTACTATACTATATCCTATTATATCTCCCATTATATTTTAAATAGGTTAATAAAAAATTCTTGTCCAACTGGTGTAACCTTGGTTACTGTGGTCATTTTCTTCTTTCCGTTGTTGTCGGTGAACTCGGTATATTTCAACTCAAAAATTCCTGCTTGAACATACTTCTGTAAAGGCTTGTTATATTTTTCTCCAACGCATCCCAAATACCCTAAATCACGTAAAAGCTTGAAGAGTCGATTTTGCCCAATTTCAAAACCTGCTTGTGTAATTAGTGTGGCAAGATGACCGATTAAAATGCTTTCTCCAGTTTCGATTACAGCATCGGCAAATACTACCTTTGGTTCCTGTTCCTTCAATTGGTTCGCTTGCTCATTTACCTTTGTGCTTACCGCCTGCAACTGATTATTTGTCTGCTCCAATAGCAATTGTTGTTGCTCTATCTGCTCCGCTTGTTGGGATGCTAGCAATAACGCACCGCTTAAAGTGGTCGGTATTTGGAACTGATTAAATACTTTAGTCTTTTCATAGTCAATAAAGTATTGTCTTATCTTCATTCCTTGCTCAGTACGTTGCAACATTGCAATATGCTTTGCCATGTCCAATGTTATTGCATAGTCTGATGAAGGTCTTCCCCCTGTACTTTCCACCCGAAAAGGGGTAAAGTCTTTATGCTCTTCGAAGCCATAGGAAGCCATTTTTTTAAACCACGTGGTAAAATCTTTCTTTAACTCTAATGTGTTGTATAACTCTTTTGCACTTACAACTTCATTTCCTTTTTCATTTGTTGTTATTTTTATTATTTCCATTATTTGTTATTTACTCTTTTATTTCTCTTCTTTTCTATATCTTGCATGTAATACCCAATAAAATCTTGTAGCTCAATACATATTTCATATTTCTCTTTATTTTCCATTATTTTCTGTAGGTCTTGCAAATACTGTAGTATTGTTTCAGCTTTATCATCTTCTTCACCTTCTTCTGTATTGACAATTGCTTTTATGCTACTCGCTAAGTATATGTTACTCAACTGTTGCTTTGATAGGATTTTACCTACCTCATCCATCATATTTTTTGCCTTTTTTTGTATTTCTGTCATCTTTGTTTCCCTTTCTTTATTATAAATATCGCGTCAAAAAAATAATTCACTTTTTTCTTAAATTATTTCACAAATCACTGATATTCAAGTAAATTATTTTTCTATTAATATATATTGAAATGAGATTTTTATAAACTCTATTAAAAAAAAAGCACAAAAAAAGGGGCTAATTAAAGCCCCTTGAAAACAAAAATTCATGAAAATAATTAAAACGGAATACAAAAATGAACGGCCTATTCCTTAGCCTTATATTTTTTTAAATTGCCTGTTGCAACTCGTTGTATAGTCGTGTTGCAGTTGCTCCACTTATACCTTTATTTATTATTTGCTGAATACTGATATTGTTGTTAGTTAGCACATATTTTACTATTTCTTTTTTAGTTCTTACATCCTTTATATGACGGCTACATATACGTGTTGCTGTAGCTTCTTTCTCGCTCACCGTTACCTCTTCAACTTGAGTTATTTCTTTTATCTCAAGCTGTTGACGGTCATTATTATTGAATACTATTTCGTTGTTGGTATCAGGTACAATAAAAGCTTCTGCGTTGTATATATCAACGTTATTGTCATTATCTTCATTTGGGAAAAATGGAGTATCAGCACCTTTTATCTTTTTGCGCTCAATCAATGTGCTTGCATACACATCTTTACTACTGCTTACCATATTCCCCTCGCTATCGATAACAAATTGAGGTTCAAAGTATTGATTATTGTTAACAACTTCTTCAATAGCTGTTGAAGGTTTATTATTCTTAGTCAAATCATTTATTTTTTGTTCCAACATCTCTATTTTTGTTGAAAATGATTGTTGCATTGAATCAATTAGTTGTTTCTGCGATGCAACTAATTCTTCCAAAATTGAAACCTTAAATACTAATTGTGCAATCTCTTCTTTTGCTTCCATATTTATTTTATCTTCTTTGACATACTGGTAATCTTTCGACCATTTTGTTTGCTTTGCTCCTGCCACTACATACCCATCCACCAAGTACTTTTGAATGAATCTAGGCATACTATTATATTCTGTATATCTATCCTTTATTTCACCATCATTCACTTCCCACTTATACACGTTGTTGATTGCGAATGTTTGGCTTTTTACGCCATCTTGGTGTGTACTGGTACACATGATTACATTATTATCTATTAACGGTTGAAATAGATTTTTCCATACTTGACCATTAGCACCGAATAATTGACGATGATTATCTTTATTCAATTGATAACCTTGTGTATTGTTTGTGCCTCTATTAATAAGGTATACCAAGAAAATAGCCTTATTGGCTTCTGCTTCTGTACTGTAAATTTCTTGTACTTTCTCTTTTACTTTTTGGGTGTAGTCTACTATCACACCATTTACTTTTTTATTATCCATTTGTTTTATATTTTTTAAATCCTTTTTGTTTCATTGCTTGCTCCTGTTGAAGGAATAGGTGGGGCAATTACCCCCCACCTTAAAAAATCAAAACAATGAAAACTTCTTTCTTATTATAAATACATCAACACTTCACACTTACACACTTTATTTATATTTTTTTTAGAAAGAAACATATAAATGATTGATTTACAGATAAAAAATTTTAAGTAAAGCAATCCTATATTAACGAATATATAGCAAAAAGGAAAAAAAACAAGTTGGAGAATGAAGTTTTTTAAAATAAATATAACTGGTAAAATCAATGACCGCCTTATGACCTGATTAACCTAATTTGACCTGATTAAGGTCGACTAGTTATTACGACCTACTTATGACCGTGTTGATAGAAAATTGCAGGTTTTTAATTAATATAAAACCTATGACCGCCTTATGACCGCCTTATGACCGCCTTATTTGACCGTGTTATGACCGCCAAAAAGACCAACATAATACTATATAGAGAATAAAAGAGAAACAACAATTTCCCTTACATTCTCCCTACCCTCAACAATGTTGAAGCATCGTGGAACCCACCCAAGTGGGAACGATGCGAACAATGTATCGGAATAAAAGAAGGTGAAAAAATCACACTTCATAATATTATACAGTAGAATCAAAAAAAAATCAAAAAAATAATCTTAACAATGTTGAAGGTGAAAAGAATGTATAAATAATACTATATAATGTAGGTAAGAAAAAGGTAGAAAAATATATACTATTCAATATTTATATTTATCTCAACAGTTGAAGGTAAGTAATATGTATATATCAATTTTAAGCTATAAATAAAGCAATACAATCAATTATTATATCTCAATTGAATAAACTATTATAATTACTAAATAATCTGTTATACCTCTTTATTTCAATTTGAATAGATATACCGTGAGGTATTGGTAATTTTATTGAATTTAAATATATAACAGTAATCATTACAGTATATTCAATTGTTAATTCTATTCTTCAATAGTTTAAAAATTACTGATAATAGGTAGTATAAGTACTGTTATAATGATTTTTATAAACTACTTCAACATTATAATGTAGTTGATAAGGTTAAGATTATTTGAATATCTCCAACATAAAAAAATGACTATCGTCAAAGGTTACAGAGATATATCGTATGATTGCATTCAACATTGAGAGAGTTCCGCCCCCGCCCCCTTTTTGAATACCCCCTAGTAACGATTATTAAAGGCAAATTAAGCTCTCGAATCAGTTATTAATCAGAAATAATATAAAGTATTCAGATTAGCACAAAGTTCCTTAAATCAGCTAAAAAGAGTTAATAACTGTGACCTGTATAATGACCGTATAACGACCAGTCGGTGTAATGTCGGTGCTAGCATCAAGCAAATAAAAAATACTATATATTTTTCTATTATTTAATTTTGCAAATACTATATATTTTACTATCTTTGTACTGTTGAGTTACTCAATAGTTCTATGAAGTACAGCGAGTTTATTAGGCTTATCAGCCGTAGCGGTTGGAAGCTAGTTAGACAGGGCAAAGGAAGCCACGAAATTTGGGAAAAGGATGGTAAAACGGAAACGGTACCAAATCACGGAGCTAAGGAAATGCCTAGGGGTCTAGAGATGACACTGAAAAAGCGGATGGGGTTGTAACCCCTCCGTACTTCATAGAAATTAAAATTTAAAGGATTATGAAAAAGGTAAAAATTCTTATCGAAAAAAACGAAGATGGGTATCACGCTCATTCAACCAATGTACCATCGATTTATGGTTATGGTGAAACATTAAATGAATGTAAAGCAAACATCTTGGACTGTATAGATTTAGCGAGAACATTAGACGGTAATAATAAATTCACCTATGCTGATGGTGAATATGAATTGATATATAACTTTGACATTGTATCTTTGTTGGATAACTACAAAGGTGTGATTTCAAATGCAGGATTTGAGCGGTTGACTGGAATTAATCAAAAACAAATGCACCATTATGCAACTGGAATGACCAAACCACGTGTAGCACAAAAGAAAAAAATAGTTGACGGCTTGCATAAGCTCGGACAAGAATTGCTGGCAATAGAACTATAATAACTCAACACTATTATTTTTTGCTAGTCGCCCTCTATCTTTTGATAGGGGGTTTTTTATTATTTAGAAAAAGTATAAATAACAAAAATATCACATTATATTTGGAATTTAAAAAATATTTGCGTATCACACTTTTTTTCCCTATATTTGTATCATCAAATCAAGTAAAGATTTGAGATTATCCAAGGCCAAATAATCCCGACACTTGGAACATTCAATTTCTCTTTATTAACGTTCACCCTCCTAGGTCCGAGGGCGATACCACTTTTTTAATTGCTGAAAATAAGCATAGGGGCTTGCTATTGCCCAAAATCGAGATTTCAGTTAATTAAATTGAACTATATTTTAAAATTTAAAACATTAAAAAAATGAAAAGTAAAACCAAAAAAACGAGTGCAGGCAAGAAACCAAAAAAAGGAGTTTTCGTTTACGAACATCACGATGAAAATGTAGATTCCGTCTATTTAGCCAACCTTCTATTATTCGAAATCAACAAGATTGCAGGTTCTTCTTATTTAGGACAAATAAGCACGCTAGATGCATTTGCAGACTGTGTTAGACATATTTGTTATTGTGGCTGTGGAAAACAAGATACAGGCGAATTATTGATATTCACAATATATGATAATAGCGACTACAACGTTGAAATACACAATGTGGAATATGGCCTATCGCTTTATGTTCCCAGCAGATATGAAAGTATAGTAGATGAATTAACAGTTTTAAATTAATAGATATGGAAGATTATTTAAAAGAATTAACAAATGACTATCCAAGAATTTTTAGAAATAAAAAGTTCAAAATTTCTCATGAGACAAAACACTATATCAAAAATAACGTTAGCGATTTTGACATGCTCCTTCTTGGCATCATAGAATATGAAGTAAGTTTAGATGGTTTGGACGAAATCGAAATCGAGTGCCAAGAAACGCTTTTGGAAGGTGGTACAATATCGTTTATTCAATATTGCCACAATTCAATTATAATCGATATAATCAAAGCCCTTACAGTTGAAAATATGAAGTTATATGATTAGGCTATAATCGGCCAATTAATGAACAAAACAATGAAAACAAAAACAACTAAGGGACTAATCTACTGATTTAGTCCCTTTTTTGTATAGAAAGTGACGCTTATAGGTTCTCTTATAAATTATAATTCTATTGAATCAAGGTTATCAATATCCGTAACTTTACCTATGTTTTTTAAATATGTCAAAGTCTGATTAACTGTTGAGTGGCGATTACATTTTTGTAGTTGAATAAGTGACCACCCCATTTTATCCAACTTATCTAAATTCCCCTTTGCTTTGAATGAATAGAGGTCATAACCTGTATCATCATACAAGCCCAAATTTTTCAAAATTGGTCTAAATCTGTCACTTATATAGGACTTACTAAGTTGTGTTTTCCTGCCATCCGAATATTGTTTAAAAAAGATGTAATCGTCTTTATCCAACTTCTCCAAATTCATCATATCTATAATCTTGCGTAGTGCAGGGAAAATTGGCAAAATTTCCTTTTTATCGTTTTTTGCTACCGACGATTTAATTGTGATTACGTTCTTGGTAAGGTCAATATCACCCCTTTTTAAGTTGTTTATTTCCTTCGGTCTTAAATGTAGATGATAGATAAAATTTACAAAATTGAAATATAGTTCATTCCCTTCTTTTTTTAGTTCATCAATAATTAGTTTAAAATGCTCTTCACTAAATGGTACGTGTGATTCTTTTGTATCCTTATCACTTTTAATTGTTTTTTTAATTTCCATTGGCGATTTGGATATAATTTTTTCGTCAACACAATACGTAAAAAAGGCGGTAAATACTTTTTTAGCGTGGTTCAATGTTGATTGTGCGAACGTACCATCTTTTATTTTGTCCTTTAGTATTCTTTCAATATCAGTATTTACTATTTCTTTAACTTCTACGTTGCCGAATTTGTCTTCAAGCAATTTCAATTTTGATTTATATGAGGTGAGTGTATCACCTGTCACTATTGAAGATAGATAAAATTCTTGTAAAGTATCTTTGATTTTTGGGTCGGAATTGAGTTTAAGATATATCTTTTCATCTTCAATATTTGTAGGGTCGAAACCACCTTTTAACATGTTTTCCCAATAGTCCTTTATATTATCAATATCTTCTTCCTTTACTCTTTTACGAATTCTCTTTTTATCAGTATTTGAAAATGTTATATAGGTATTTATAACCTTTCCTTTAGCATCATTTACAACTCTAATTGGGGTATATTTTGTTACCTTCAT